TGGAACTGGCTGTATCTCTACTGTTGGCTCTGGACCTAATTTTACCAAAGGTGTTTCTACCTTATAAGGTGCTTCAATTGCTGGAACAGTCTTTGGTTTCAGCGAAAATAGTTTTTTCATAAATTCTCTCATAGTGTATCTCCATATAAAAATCAAGTACCAATTTACCTTTTACCACATTGGCTGTGTTACCGGAAAACAGGGAAAGCCTGTAACTTCGGGATCCTTGGTTGCCCTGTTGACAACTTGACTGAGTATTTAACTGATAAATATACGCATGTATAATTTTATTAGATATCTCAGTGAAGACGCTAAGTTTAAAAAGACGCCACTAACACTAGAACAAACGCCGTTACCTTATGCGGCAGACGCTCTAGGCCGTAGTCTTAGTAAAAAGACTATTGATTATCATTATGGTAAATTGTATAAAGGCTATGTGGATCGCTACAACAAAGGCGAAGGAGATCCAGACTTTAACGAAGCAGGAGCATTTTTACATGATATCTACTTTAGACAATTCCAAAAACCAACTAATTCAAACAAACCCGAACATATTGCTGAGAATTTTATCAACAAGTATTTCAAGAGCTTTGACAATTTCAAAGATAAATTCGAAAAAGAAGCCATGAAGATACAAGGTAGCGGTTGGGTATATCTAGCCCGTAATGGTGAAATAAAAACTATTAAGAATCATGAAATACACATGGATATCATATTATTGATAGATTGGTGGGAGCATGCCTGGGCCCTTGATTATCAAGCAGACAAAAAAGGTTACTTAGCTAATCAGTGGAAAATAATTAACTGGAATTTGATTAGTTCTAGAATTGGCCGAGTAGGGTAAATATTCACATGAGACTATATGAATTTTTAAATGAGAATCCTGCGTTCAGAGGGCCATATCCTAGCATAGAAACTACACTGGGAGAAGCTAATCCGGATATTATTAAATATGGCAAAAAACAACAAACCGACATACACAATCAGCTAAACATCGCTGGAGATCAAAAACGTGGCAAAGTCGATCCCGATGATAAAGACGACGAGGATTGGAATGATTTAGATTATGCTGTAGACTATACCGGCGGAGGTAGCCGACCACTCAATCATTTCTTACATCAGCATTATAGAAACAAATACCCAAAAAATCAAAAATTCAACTCAGCAAAAAATGTCGAAGCTTTGGACAGATTGATAGCTAATCATAGATTAAAACATCAATTGGTAGTATATACTGGTGTTAAAGAAAGTCCGGCTGATGCGTGGTTAAAATACAAAGCAGATGTAACTAAACCTATTAGACTACATTTACCAGCCTATACTAGCACTACTACAAATATCAATCGAGCTTATGAGTTTTCAGAGCATGAAGTAGTATTAAGAAAAAGACATCAACCCAGAAATAAAAATGCTCCACCGGAAGAGTTTGGAGTTCAAGTTCTTATGATAACGATCCCTCCGGGCAATCCAGCCGCTAGTCTTAAGAAAATCAGCGATTGGCCAACTGAAAATGAAATTATATTGCCCCGAGGGTTAGATATAGAAATTGATCCAAGACCCACTGTTCTTAAAAATAATGCTCATATTTGGCATACCCAAGTTGTCGGGCATAATCCAGTTCAAATAGCTCCTGCGACAAATTAAGTTTAAAATTTGTCCAGTGTCTTAAGACTACTAACTGGCATATCCCACACCTTGCGAGACTCTACACCTTTTTCCTGCGCAAACTTCTTAGCATCACAATCACTGCACACGTGATAAACATTATTATTCATGCGCTTAGGATCCATCGATCCTTTATCTCTCATAAAAATTTCATTACAACAGTCACATCTAAAAATTAATACAGTTTTTTTACGCATGTATGTGTGATTTTTTCCACGTTTGCTTGTGCGCATGTGTTGAGTTTGTCTGAATTCAGTGTTTATAAACATAATGTATTTACATTAAGATTATAAAATGTCTTTGATAAATAGAGTATCAAGGATAAAACATGATCACAATTTCTGAATCAGCAAAGACAAAAATCAAAGATCTTCTTTACGAAGAGGGCAACCCTAATCTAGCACTACGCACATTTGTACAAGGTGGCGGCTGTAGCGGTTTTAGTTATGGTTTTACATTTGACGAAATAGCAAATGAAGATGATTTTGAAATCCCTTTAGACGAATTTAAAGTACTAGTAGATGCTATGAGTATGCAATATCTTACAGGTGCAGAGATAGATTATCGAGAAGATCTACAAGGTAGTTCATTTAGCATAAAGAATCCTAATGCAACAACAACATGCGGCTGCGGCAGCAGTTTTGGAGTTTAATAATGTCACAACAAATTGTCAATGTCGGCGTACAAGGTAATGATGGTACTGGTGATAGTATACGAGACAGTTTTACCAAAGTAAACAATAATTTTACAGAACTATATGCTGTATTTGGAGAAGGCGGACAAATAACTTTTAATAATCTTGCCGACGCTCCGGGTACTGAAAGTTTTAGTATTACTAACATTGCACCAAGTACACCAAGTGCAGGGTCAGTTAGTATATCATTTTCTAATCCAAATATTTTATTAAGCCCATTCACTACAGGACAAAATATTATTATTAACGGATGTACACCTAGTGGTTACAATGGTAATTATTTGGTTACAGCCGCATCTAGTACAACGGTTACAGTAACCAATTCAACAGTAGGTACAACAACATCATTAGGTCAAGTGACAGGCAAACCTTATAGTGCTAACCAAATTATTATGGGTAACACTACGGGCAGTGGCTTATCTGCTAGGACTCTAATAGCTGGTACAAATATCCATATTAATACCGACAATAATAGTAGTCTTAGTATCAGTGCAAGTGCTGGACTAATAGTTGATGATCCCGGTCCTACTTTAGGCAATTTTCTAAATGCCGCAGGTCTTACTATTGGAAGATTGTCAGATCCTAGTGAATTACTAGTATCCGAATTTAATGCGTATTATGGGTCTTTAAATCCTAGTTTAACGACAACTTTAAATCAATTACCGGTTACTGTGGGTTATGCAAATACAAACTTCTTGAAAGCGGTAAATGGACAAGTTGTAGGAGCATTGCGTGTAAGAGATGAACCTAGTCTTCCACAAACTTCTGATGTAGATTATGATGCCACGTTGCAAGGTAATTATGTAGCTACTGAGGCTATACAACGACGACATGCTGTCAGAAGAGACGGCGATACAATGACAGGTGCATTGACTTTAAGTGATCATCCTGCGCCATTAAACGGTAAAGGTATTGTCAATAGTTCTAGTGACTTACAAGCAGCCACAAAGTACTATGTAGATAACAATACTTATTATAGTGGAGTTAATTTATATGTTAGCGCTACTAAAGGAGACGACTTACAAAGAAATACTCCTAGCGGTAGAAATGGACGAGCTTGGCAATATGCTTTTAAAACTGTAGGAGCTGCTGCGTTGTACGCAGACAGTTTGATAAACTTATCTAGCATAGAGCCTGGACCATATAGACAAACTATTGCCTATACAATTAGTCCTACTCAATATAAGAGTACAGTACAAAGTGTTACTATAGTAGGCGGTAATAGTGCTATTCAAGGTTACATAGATGCTACCGCATTATTAGAAGCCAACCGTGCATTTATTCAAGCAGAAACCATAGCCTATATAAACAAAAAATATGTTAATCAATTTTCTTTTGACCAAACTAGATGGGCAGGAATTATAGATGATATTTTAAATGCTGTAGGCTATGATTTGGTCTTTTCAAATGGCAACTCAAGTCCTTTAAGTAATTACAATACCGTTACACAAACCAGTCTACTGCTAAACAATAATAATGCTGACATAATTTCTAATTATTTTCTTCAGCTGACAGATGCTATCAACTATGCGTATAATCAATTGTTAAGTTATTCTTATAATGTAACTAACACACAAAATTATATAACTTCAATTATCGATGCTATAGCTGCTGATATAGTTTTCCAAACAAATTATGTTTCTATACAAACGGCTTTGGCATTTTCATATGCTAACACTGGATTAACTACAACTGAAATTGTAGGGGCTTTGACTAATTTATCCAGTGTAATAATTAGTTCAGCTAGTTGGAATACATCTATATCAACCTCGACTACTATTCAGAGTTTTATTTCCAATAAAATTACAACAATCATTGACATAATAAGTTCTGGTACTGTACCTAGCCCTGTATTCCCAGCGATCTCGACTACGACTTCGGGACAACTAAGTGCTCAAAATTTATTACTTAACAATATTCCATTTATACAAGCGGAATTGACCGCATATCTCACAGCCAATTATCCTTCATTAAGCTATAATGTTGCTCTATCGCAGAGAGATACACAATATATTGTTTGGAGTCTTGTTTACGATTTAATGTATGGCGGCAATAGTCAAAGTGTGTACGCAGGTGAAAGATACAGATATAACGCTACATTGCATTTAAGCGCCGGCGAGCAGGTTGCATGCGCAGATGCTGTTAATTATCTAAATACTCTTGCCCAAAATATTATTACCAATACCTTGTTAGGATCAGGCAGCACATTATTATATCAAAATAGTGTTGTTCAATATACTAATGCAACTTATTTAAATGGTGATAGTGGACTGATAAATGGAACTGTAACCACTATAGCTGCTTCCATAGCTGCCAATATTACTACAATAGTAAATGTTATAAATGGATCTCATACCAGTCCTAGTGTCACAGCACCTAGTTACAGTAATGGTGCTAGTTTATATCAAACTGTAAGAACTACTTTAGAATCACAAAAATCTGGAGATACATTTACAGGCACGATTACCAATACCTCATTAATAATTTCAGGCAGTATCACAGGATCTGTTTCATTTGGTGCAGGGGATATTATTAGCGGTGTGGGAGTTTCTGATGGAACCAAAATTGTTTCTGGTGGTGGTACTACATGGACTGTGAACAACTCACAAACTGTCGGTCCAGTAACTATGACAACTGGACTAGTGCAAGGTGCAACTAACTACATAAATGCTACTTATTCAATTATAAATGATCCAACAACTAATAGTATTATTACTGATTTATTTTCTGGCATAAATTTATTATTGCAAAATGGACTTACTAGTCGTGCTGCTCCTACTTTTGTAAACCCTACTGGTTTGTTAAGTGCTAATAGTGAAGCGCAGACAGCATTGATAGATAATATCTTATTCATTCAAGAAGAAATTACTTCTTGGATTGCAGTTAATTACCCGTTGACTACAATCGATATTGAAGCAACTGAAAGAGCTGTAGGTTACTTAATTGAAGCATTAGCATATGATTTAACTTACGGTGGAAATGGTGCTAGCAGTGCTGTGGCACAAACATTTATCAAAAGTGCTAATGCAGTAGGTGATGGCTTAGGAAGTTTATATGTTGTTGCGCTAACACACGCGACAACTGTAGTTAATACCGTATTAAGCAATAGTCCAGTA